CCCACGAACAGCCGGGCCCCACACGGCGGCCCGGCCCACCCCCTGCCCCGCACCACAGCCCCCGAAGGACACCAAGATGATGACCCAGCCGAACCCCTACCAGCCCCAGCAGCCCACCCCGACCCCTACGGCCGCCCCCAAAAGGCGCACCAAGAAGCCCGGCCGCACACCCCCGCTCGACTGGGCCGCCACCCACGGACCCGTCTCCGGCGCCATCTCCGCCACCACCGGCGCCGCAGCCGTCGCCCTCCTCGGCACCGCCACCGGCATGCCCGAACAGATCCCCCTCCTCGTCGGCGCCGCCGGAGCCATCGGCCACGGCATCGGCCACAGCGTCCTGCGCCGCCTCACCTTCCGCACCAGCGTCGCCCGCGCCTCCTCCTGGCTCCTCGCCGGAGGCTGGACCACCTGGGCCATGACCGAAGGACCCCTCACCTGGAAGTGCCTCGGCGTCCTCGCCGGAGCCGGCGTCGGCATGGGCGCCCTCGCCTCCAACGCCGCCGCCCACGAAGAAGCCGCAGAGAACGAACGTCTCACCGCCGAAGCCCAAGCAGCCCTCGCCGAAATGGACGGCCGCCGACGCGCCGTCGCCCGCGAATGGACCGACCGCATCAAGCGCCTCACTAGCCTTGACGTCATCATCAACGCCGTCGAGTTCTGGCCCAACGGCGCCGGCTACAGCGTCGGGGGCGACCTCCCCGGCGGCGCCCTGTGGACCCAACTCCGCGACCGCTCCAAGCAGATGGCCGCCGACGCCCGCCTCCCCCACGGATGCCTCGTCGAAGCCGAAGCCGGCCCCGTCCAAGGGTCCTTCGCCATCGACATCTCCACCGTCAACATCATGGCCGACCTCGTCACCTACCCCGACGACTTCAGCCCCCTGTCCATCCTCACCGGCATCCCCTGGGGCCTACGCCCCAACTCCAGCGAGATCCGGGTGTTCCTCCGCGAAGCCTGCGCCCTCATCCTCGGCCCGCCCGGATCCGGCAAGTCCACCTTCGTCGACGGCATCATCGGCGGATTCGCCCGCTGCACCGACGTCCTCACCTTCGTCATCGACCTCAAGGGCGGCGCCGTCGGCATCCCCTGGGCCCGTTCCTACCTCGAAGCCCAAAACCTCCTGCCCGCAACCCCCGGCCAGGACCCCGCCCCCGACAACACCAGGCCCGGCGTCGACTGGATCGCCCACACCCCCGCCGAAGCCCTCCTCATGCTCAGCGTCGTCCTCGCCATCAACACCGCACGCCAGCAGGGCTACCAGGAACTCCTCAACGCCAAAGACACCACCCTCCTCCCCGTCTCCGCGAAGATCCCGCAGATCATGCTCGTCGTCGACGAAGGCGCCGAACTGCTGTCCGCACCCAACAGCGAACCCCACATGAGGGAAGTCAAGAAGCTCATGCTGCGCGTCATGCGCCTCACCCGCGCCATGGGCAGCCGGGCCGTCCTCACCGCCCTCGACGGCAACCTGTCCGCGATCGGCAACACCGAAGTCCGCAAGTACTCACCCGTCGGCGCCGCCCTCACCTCCGGCGAGAACGCCACCAGCAACGTCGGCAAGCTCTTCTCCAACGCCAAGGTCGACACCAGCCAGCTCTCCGAAAAGGGCACCGGCGTCATCGGCCAGTCCGGAGACAAGGGCTTCAAACCCACCGCGTTCAAGACCTGGTACACCAGCCCCAGCTACGTCCGCGCCTGCACGATCGCCACCAGCGACCGCCGCCCCACCCTCGACCCGATCAGCCTCAAGGCCGCAGGCCGCATCTACGCCGAACGCTGGAACCCGGAGCGCGCCGGCTGGCTGTGGGACGCCCCCGAATACCAGGAACCCGACGTCACCGAGTACCTCGCAGACCTCGAGACGGACACCGACGACAACACCCCCAGCCGCAGCGCCCGCACCGACACCGGCGACCGCCCGAGCGGCCTCAACCTCTCCTACAAGCGCAAGCAGCAGCCCGAAGACGAAGACCAGCTCGCCGCCAAGTTCCGCCAGGAACTCGACGCCATGTTCGAAACCGCCCCCGACCCCACCACCCCCACCGGCCTCAACCTCTCCTACAAGCGCAAGAACCCCGACGCCAGCACCGACCCCCGACACACCTACGTCCGCAACCTCATCCGCCAGGCCGGAGACGACGGCATCGACACCCAAACCATCTGGGAAGCCCTCCGCGCCAAGTACGCCGACGGCTGGGACCGCACCGTCGTCACCAACTGGCTCAGCAAAGACGTCCAAGCCGGGCGCATGCACCGCAAGGACAAAGGCATCTACGCCTGGGGCCAGGCCCCCACCTCCACCAGCGACTGACCCCGAGACCAGGAGACCGCCATCCCATGACCGCCCTCCCGGCAGCTCTGTCCGTCACCCTCCACGTCATCGCAGCGACCGTGATCCTCACCGCACACCGGATCCGACGCCGCCTCCGCCCCGCCACCATCCACCCCTGAAGGAGACCCACCACCGTGACCCGCCTGCCCGACCCCGAAGCGCGGCAGCCCCACGCCACCCAGGCCGGGCAGCCCACCCCCAACGTCGACCACCAAACCGACCAGCTCTGGAACGCCTACGACCGCGCCATCCTCGAAGGCCGCCCCTACAACATCCCGACCTTCTACAAGGACGCCACCAAGCCACCCGCCATCGGGCCCACCCCGCCCGTACCCCAGCCCGGACGGCCCCCCATGAGCCAGCGCGCCGTCGACCTCAACACCACCATCCTGTCCAGCAGTGTCCTCACCGCCGTCCTCGGCGGATCCACCACCGCCGTCCTCTGGGCCTCCGGCCACGCCAACCCCACCGTCGTCGGCCTCATCGTCGCCGCCCCCGCAGTCCTCGCCATCCCCGTCCTCGCCCTCTCCCGACTCGTGAAGCGCGCCAAGGAGACCGTGGAAGCCACACCGCCCGTCATCCACCAGCACTACAACGGCACCGTCATCCACGACGAGCGGACCCTGAACACCCAGAACCGCGGCATCTGGGCCAGCACCCGCAACCAGCTCCCACACAAGTAGCCCGCGCCAACCCCCGCCACCGGCCCCGCGGTCCTCACTCCCGCGGGGCTTTCCCACACCCGAGCCCAAACTGGCCAAAAATGATCTACAGCAACCCCAGCCCACCCCGCAAAACTCAAACCCGCACGCCTCGCCCACACGGCAGCTCCGGGTACCGCCATTCACCCGTTCCGAGCGCCTGCCAGCGAGTCCCGCCAGCAACGCCCCCGGGCCGGGCAAGGTGCACCCAAACCGCCAGCACAACCTCGAACCACGCACACACCCCACACGGAGGTGAAGCGCGCGGCGAGAGGCCCGCTCACCGCGCCACACCCACCGTGACCGCACTGCACTACCTCGGCGACTTCGCCATGGCCATCGGCGCCGGCATCATCACCGACCTCGTCAAACGCCTGCTCGACAAACGCGACGACCCGGACGACACCAGCGACACCCCCACCCCCGACGACGACCAGGGCGAGGCCGAGTAGCCGCAAGGGGAACGCGCCTCTGACAAGCCCACCCCCATACGCCACCATCGTCATGTCCGCCCGGGATGCTCGGACCGTCCCCCCGCCCCAGCACCCAGGCACCACGGCCCCGCCACTCCAACTCCCCCCGGAGCGGCGGGGCCGACCCACACCCCGAGGAGCCCCCGTGTACGAATACGCCGCCCGCCTCATCCGCACCATCGACGCGGACACCGTGATCCTCGACGTGGACTTGGGCATGCACGTCTGGCAACACGGCCTACGCATCCGCGCCGCAGGCCTCAACGCCCCCGAACTCTCCACCCCCGAAGGCCAAGACGCCCACACCTGGGTCCAAGCCTGGTTCGCCCAGCACTGCCCCGACAACACCCTCACCGTCCGCACCGCCAAGGACCGCTCGGACAACTACGGCAGGCTGTTGGGCACCATCACTGCACCCGACGGCACCTGCCTCAACACCGACCTCCTCAACGCCGGACACGCCCAACCCTGGCCCCGCAAGACAGCCGCCCTGCTCACCACCGAGGAGCGATGAACATGCGAATCTTCTACGACACCGAGTTCCTCGAGGACGGCCGCACTATCGAACTGATCTCCATCGGCCTGATCACCGAAGACGGCCGCGAGTACTACGCAGTCAGTGCCCGGCTCGCGGCGCGTGGGTGGAACGGGTGGAAGCTCCGACGCCGCATTCGAAAGCACAAGTGGCTGATGGAGAACGTCGTCCCGCACCTCCCCAAGCCCCACGGCGACTGGAACCTCCACATGCCACAGAGCTGGCTATTCAACTATCACGACCCGGCCGTCAAGCCGCGTAAGCAGATCGCCGACGAAGTCATGAACTTCATCCGAGCAGCAGGGGACAACGTAGAACTCTGGGCCGACTACGCCGCCTACGACCATGTCGCCCTCGCCCAACTCTGGGGACGAATGATCGATCTCCCCGAAGGCATCCCCATGTACACCAACGACATCCAGCAAGAACGAGCCCGCCTCGGCCTCAACTGGGACGACTTGCCCCAGCAGCAGAACGGCGAACACAACGCCCTCGCAGACGCCCGCCACAACCTCGTACGAGCCCAATTCCTGGACGAACGGGCCCGGGGCTGAGCCGGGGACCGGTCCGGTCCGAATTCGCGCGCGTGAGGCGCTGAGAGAGCGCACCGCCGATCGGTTAAGTTACCGACGGGTTCGGATGCGACCTGCGGAAACGCGGCACCCTGCCCGGCGTTCACGTCAGGTGCAGGGAGCAGCCCGAGCCTGGACGGGCATGCTGTGGGGGAGGGGAGGTGATCCCATGCCGGGACGAAGGCACACGCCATTTCGATCAAAGGCGCAGTGGAAATTCTTCTGGGCCAACCCGCGTCTGCGGAGGTTCGCCAGGGCGAAGGCCCACGCTACGAAGGGCGGGCCCGTGACCCGCTACCGTCGGCTGCCAGCGCGTAAGGGTGTCCGCCGACGCTGACAGCCCTCGAGCCCCCGCCCATCCAAGCTTCCCTCAGGGCCGCCACTCCTCCTTGTAGCCGGGCCGGTCCGCGTACGGCAGCGCGAGCAGCTGAAGCACGTACCGCAGGGAGTTCACCGAACCGGTCATCAGATCGTGGGGCACTGCGCCGACGTCCGTGCTGCCGAACGAGGTGACGGCGTCCCCGTAGGCGCGCACGATCCGCCGCTTGGCGTCGATCTCCCGCAGCACCCGCGCCGGGTTCTGCACCGGCGTAGCGCCAGTCAGAGAACCTGGACAACGCACGCCTTGCCACACGCCGCTGACGCTCCGGCCGTCATGCGAGTACCCGAAGACCCCCACGGTGCTCTGCAGCGGAACGATGGGGACCCCGCAGTTGACACACAGGTGGTCCGACACTTCGCGCTCGTCCTTGTCGAGCTGAGCGCGCAGCCAGTTCGCCAGGTTCAGGGTCATGTCGCCATTCTCTCGGCTCACGCAGCCTTCTGCTGCCCCGCCTTGGTGTCCGGCTCCTGCCCGTCCTGCGGCTCCCCACCATCAGCGGGCTCACCCTCGCCGCCCTCCGGCTCTTCGCCGTCCTGGCCGTCACCCTGGCCGCCCGCCGTACCGAACGGGTCGCCGGCCGTACCGAACGGGTCGCCGGCCGGGATCGGGGACGCGGCAGCCTTGTCGTCCCGGATCCGCGCGACCTCCTCCGCCACCTCGTCGTCGTCCCACTCCGGGTGCAGCGTCTTCACCTTCATCCACGTGGAGATGGCGCCCGCGGTCTCCAGGAACGACAGCGTCCTGGCGGTGGCCTCCGGGTCGGGCTGGACGGCCTGCGGCCACGACGCGGTCAACTCCACCGTCGGATCCACGCCCTTCGCCCCGCAGTGCGTGACATCCACGTACAGCATGGTGGTGAGGATCTCGAGGAGCGCCGGCCGCTGATACAGCAGCTTCAGCCCGCGCGTCGTCAGAGACTGCTTCTCCCGGGCCGCAACCTCCGTGGCCGTCACCGCAACGTTGCCCTCATCACCAAAACTCTGGGCGGAGTAGCCGGCACTCGAGAGAATCTGCCCGCGCAACGCGTTACACGTCCGCTCGTGCTCCTCCACCCGAATCGCGAACTGAACAGGCTTGATCGCTGCCGCGCCCGCCCCGTCGTCCAGCATGTTCAGCTCGAGGAGCACCTCACGGTCCAGGTCAAACATGCCGCCCGTGCCCGGCCCGTCCGTTTCCAGCATCGACTGCGGCACCACCAGGCGCGCCTTACCCAGGCGCAGGTCGCGGAGCCAGGACGTCCACGCCTCGTCCAGGGACCCCATGAGCGGCTCCACCCCGGCAAAGTCGCTACGCCCGAATGGCTTCGCCGCTGGCAGGTGGTCCCACGCCCGGTTCGGCCCCACGTTCGGCATGTAGACGATCAACAGCCGGTCTATGCCCGTCTCCACGACGGACTGCTCGTTGACCCGGCCCACCAACTCCTGCGTCTCCGGGTGGTCGTCCAACGCCATCAGCATCCCGAGGGTGTCCGCATCCCCCCGGTACAGGCCGTACTCGATGCTGCCGGGCTCGTGCCGCTCGAGGAGCCGCCACACCTCCGACGAACCATGCAGCGGCTCCAGCTCCCGCCACACCGTCGCCGCCGCGAGCATCCCCCACCGCCACTCCGGCACCACCGCATCCGGTGACAGGACGTCCATCCAGGGCCGCGGCCGCAGCGACAGGTCCCACACGACGCGCACGTACACCCCCGACAGAGCGGCCGCCATCTCTGCCGCCTCACGCAGCGTCGAGTGCCCGCAGTCGTCCAGGTACCGCTTGATCTGATCCTGCGTCCCCACCAGCGCGTCGGCCCCCTCGGTGGAGTCCGCGTCCACCGTCACCGTCGGGATGTCCGACCACAGCAGATTCGCGCTGAGTTCCGCGATGTCCGCGGCGATCGGCACGTGCAACTTCGCAGCCGGCTGCCCCGGCGTGATCGGCTCCCCCCAGAACATCCGGGCGAGCCCGCCCACGATCCCGCCCCGGAACTGGGACGGACGGTTCAGCTCGAAGAAGTCCCGGGCCTTCGGGTTCTGCGCATACGAGCCAGGCCCCCCGTACACCAGCGCCAAATGGCTCGTGTCGCCCGAGTACCAGGCCCGCCAGACGTCCATGTCAGCGAACGGCTCGGCGAACTGGGTCGGCGGCCACGGGGTCTTCCCGGACGGCGGCAGCGGCATGGTGGTGGTTCCTTCCTACGCGGCCATGGCCAGCTGGCGCTGCCACAACGCTCGAGTGGTGAATGTGACGTACCTGGTGGAGTCGATCCCGTGGTCTGCGACCTTGATGGGCTTGTCCTCGCCCTTCTCCGCGGCCTTGTCGTCCCAGGCGTAGCCCGGCATCTCCGCGATCAGGCCCTTGCAGGAGGAGTGCACGGCGAGCTTCCCCGCGGACAGCAGGCTGGACATGGTGCGGATGCCGTCCAGGACCGAGTTGTTCGCCGGCGTGGGGGTGAGCTTGTCCCTGCGCAGCTGCGCCGAGAACGAGGCCGCCGACGGGTCCACCGTCACGAACTGCGGGCGCACCGCGCCGATACCGGGAACGTCCGCGAGCCAGTGCCGCAGCCGCTCCGAGTACTCCAAATCGGTGAGCTGACGGCGTTGCTGTCGGCCGTCGTACCGCCACTCCGAGGCGATGTACAGGCGGCGGTCCCGCCCGAGCCCGAGCAGCGTGGCGTGAAAGGGATTGGTCTGCCCGTAGTCGACTCCGACACCGATCCACTTGGCGATCTCCGGCAGCGTGTCGACGACGTGCCGTTGGTCGTCCCACATGTCGAAGACCGCGCCCTCGGCCGCGATCCACTCGCCCAGCACGAAGCGACGGAACCAGAGGCCCACGAACTCGGCTTTGATCGCTTCCACGTAGTCGGTGCTGAGCGACGGGTTGTCGTCCAGGGTGAAGTGCCAGTAGGCGATGCCCAGCTCGTCACGGCGGTCGATGAAGTCCCGCTTCAACCAATGCGCCGGAGACCCCGGATTTGTGCTGGCGAAGAGTTTGGCGTTTGGCACCGACATACGGCCCAACAGCTGGGTCCAAAACTCCTGCGGCACCAGAGTCGCCTCATCGACGAGGGCGCCCGCACAGGTCATGCCGCGCAACCGCTCCTCGGCCCGCACGTCGTTCGCGCCGATGACACGGACCGGCCGGCCCAGGATCGTCGCCGTCGGCGCGCCCCGCGTGTAGTGGACGTGCTTGGACAGCGCCCCGAACAGGTTCGGATCCTGCAGCGGGATGAACACGTTGGACGCCGCAGTGTTCGTCGTCTTCGCGACCACGGCCAACTCTCCGCTGCGTGGAGCGTTCGCCACGTAGATCAGCCACCGCAGCAACGTGGAGATCGTCTTTCCTGCGCGGATCGACCCGGAGGCGATGTTGATGCGGGCCTGGCTGTTCGCGATGAAGTCGATCTGCTTCGGCGACATCCCCAGGTTGCCGACCCCCACCACGGCCTACTCCTCCGACGCGGAGGCGTCCGCAGCCAACTGCTGGTTGTGCGCGGCCAGAGCAGCGATCCCCGCGGCGAGGCTGTCCAGCATCGACTTCTCGTTGTCCGCACCGCTGGAGTCCTCGGCCGGCACCAGCTTCAGCGACCGGTCGATCGCCGTGGCCGCAGTGGACATCAGTGCACGCTTGTCGGCCGGCGGCGGCTCGGACACAGGCTCCTCGGCGTACACGTTGTCCTTGCCGCCGAACGCGTACACGACGGCCGGCTCCCACATCTTCGCCCGCAGCCGCTCAGCATCATCGAGCAGCGTCTCGGCCAGCAGGGAGCGGCGCTCAGCCAGGTCCGCCAGGCGCGCCTCGGTGGCCGCCTGCATCAGCGACCGGTCGAAGGTCAGGCCAAGGTGTTCGGCCGTGCGGGACACGGTGACCTTGGCTATGCCCATCTCGCGGGCGATGGCGTTCCTCCCGAGGCCTTCGGCGTGTAGGCGGCGGAATTCGTCGAAGCGGTCCGCGCTGATGGTTCCAGCGGGCATCAGGTCCTCCGGGCGGGAGCAGGGGTGTAGCCGGCGCGGGCGAGTTGCTGCAGCAGCACCGGTAGCGGGGTGCCGCGCGTTGTCCACGACGGATGCCAGGGGATCAGCGAACAGCGGCAGGAAACGTGGCGGGGCGGGCCCGGGATCGACGTCAGGAACACGGTGCGCTTCGGGTCCAGGGAGAGTCCGCCGGGGAAGTGCCCGCCGGGGCGGATGGACCGGCCGGCGTAGGCGGCGCAGGCTGGGCAGGCGCCGGGCTCGGCAACCCACAGCATCCGCACGCCCGGCCCAAGGTGCTGGGCGACGACCAGGGCGGCGTTAGCGGCCGCCGACGTCACGGCCACGGCCACGCCTGCGGTGATGCGGGTGACCGCACGCCGGGCCCTCGAGAACACGCCCTTCACTCCGGCGAGTCCGGTCGCGGTCAGCCCGGCGGTGGTGAGCAGCGCCAGGGCATGCGAGTGCTCCTCCTGGACTGCGGAGGGGATGGCGCCGGCGGCCCGGTCCGCGACCGCTCCCGTCTCGGCCGGGATGTTGGCGGGCGGGGGAACACCACGCAGAAGAGCAACGATCCTGGAGGCGTGCTGGATACCGAGACTTGCGGCGGTGTAGGCGGCGCGCTGTGCCTCGCGCATGGCGTATGCGCCTTGCCCGTAGAACGCGGCCTCGAGGGCTTTGCGGATGTGCTCGATGAGCGCCTTGAGGTTGGCCTCGGACGGGATCGCCTGCTGCGGCGAGGTGACCATCATCCAGCGGTGGGTGGCGTCGGTTTCGGCGTCGGCGAGGGCCTTGGCGAGGGGGCGGGCCGCTGCGGCGCCGTGGCGGTGCTCGAGTGCCCGGAGTTGGGCGGGCTGACGCTGCGCCGTGTCGGCGATGTGCTTGCTGCTCTCCGTCACACCACACCCCCTCTCAATCTTGGATTCAAAGGCTAGCTTGCGTTCTCGCCTTTGATTGTGCAGCATTAACCCTAGGTTTGGGTTAACATCCATGCCAGACGTGCGCGGACAAGGCGCCGCACACACGCACGTCCAGGCAGCCCAAGGAGGCTCGATGTCGACCCCCGCCCAGCCCGAAAGCACGCCCGCGAACCCGAGCACCCAGCCCGGCACCCCGCAGCAGCCCGAAGGCACCGCCCCGACTCCGCCAGAGCCGGCCGCACCCGCAACGCCCCCCGCACAGCCCGCCACTCCCGCCGAACCGGCCACCGAGCCGTCTGCCGAACCGAAGGCCAAGGCGCCCAAGTTCGAAGGCGACTTCGACCCGGAGCGCGCCATGCGCGCCATCGAGAACCTCCGCAACGACGTCGAAGCCCAGAAGCAGAAGACGGCCGCAGCGGAGAAGAAGGCGCAGCAAGAGCAAGCCGACTTCATGAAGAAGGTGGCAGGGCTCTTCGGCGTCGAGACGGGCGAGGAGAAGCCGCCCACCCCCGAAGAGCTGACCCAGAAGCTGGCTCAGGAGCAGGCCCGAACCAAGGAGTTCGAGGACGCCGCCCGCCAGACCCAGGTCGAACTCGCCGTCTACAAGTCGGCCGGGAAGCACGGCGGCGACCCGGACGCCCTCCTGGACTCCCGGGGCTTCGCCAACGCCATCGCCAAGCTCGACCCGGCCTCCGACTCGTTCGCAGCCGACGTCGAGAAGGCGGTCAAGCAGGCGGTGGAGGCGAACCCGAAGCTCGGAGCGAAGCAGCCCGAGCCGGCCAAGCCCGCAGTCCCCGCGGGCGGCGCGCCGATGAGCGGAGCCCCGGGCGGCAAGAAGCAGCTGGGCGCGGAGGACATCAAGCGGATGACCCCCGAACAGATCACCAAGGCCGTCGAAGAAGGACGCTTCAACGCGTATCTGGGCGGCCGGTAGGCATTAGGAGCCTCCGTGTCGATCAACAACTTCAAGCCGGAGATCTGGAGCGCTCAGCTCCTGACGGCCCTCCGTAACAGCCTCGTCTACGCACAGCCCGCCCTGGTGAACCGCAACTACGAGGGCGAGATCAGCTCTCGCGGCCAGTCGGTGCACATCACCACCATCGGCGACCCGACCATCTTCGACTACGACAAGAACGCCACCCTCAGCCCCGAGGAAGTCGAAACCGCGGGCACCGACCTGGTCATCGACCAGGCCAAGGCGTTCTTCTTCAAGCTCGACGACGTCGACAAGGCCCAGGCCCTGCTCAACCCGATGCAGCAGATGGCGACGAACGCCGCCTACGGCCTGCGGGACAAGGCCGACGCCTACGTCGCCTCCCTCTACACCGGCGTGGCGTCCGCGAACACGGTCGGCTCCACCGCCTCCCCGATCGACATCCACACCAGCTACACCGACGCCTACGACAAGGTCCTGGTCCCGCTGCGGACGAAGATGAACCGGGCGAACATCCCCACCGAGGGCCGCTACGTCGTCGTCAGCCCCGAGTTCACCGGCTCTCTCCTGCGGGACTCCCGGTTCATCAAGGTCAACGAGTCCGGCACCGAGCAGGGCCTCCGCAACGGCATGGTCGGCCGTGCCGCCGGATTCGACATCCTGGAGAGCAACAACACCCCCAACCCCTCCAGCGACACGCAGGTCATCCAGGCCGGCTACCCGGGCGCCATCACGTACGCGGAGCAGATCCTCGAGACCGAGGCGCTGCGCCTGCAGACCACGATCGCCGACGCGCTCCGCGGCCTCCACGTGTACGGCGCGAAGCTGCTGCGCCCGACCGGTATCGCTGTCGCGTTCGTCGACCCGGCCTAAGCCCCTAGGGCATCACTCCCTTCGTGCGCTGATCCCCTAGGAGGACTCTCATGGCGCGCACCGCCGTCAGCTACAGCAACCTCGTCGCCAACTCGCATCTGACGAGCCCGGCCGGCACCACCATCGACTCCACCCTGGTCACCAACGGTGTCGTCATCAACGGTGTCGACCCCGAGCACACCGTCATCCGGGTCACGAACACCGCGACGGGCGCGAAGAACTTCATCGTTCGCGCCGGGTCCGGTACCCAGTCGTGGATGGCCGGTCAGGGCGACCTCACCGTGTCCGTGGGTGCGAACACGGGTAACGAGTTCGTCGGCCCGTTCACCTCCGCCCGGTTCCAGCAGGACGGCAGCACGATGTACGTGGACTTCGAGGCCGGGTTCACCGGCACGATCACCGTCCTGCGCGTCCCGAAGGCCTGGAACTGATGGCGGCGCGCGAGTACGTCGGCGCCGGGGGCATGCGGCTGCACCTGGACGAGCCGCTGTCCGACGAGATGGCCAAGCAGCTCGCCAAGGGCCAGCTGCACCCCGTCGTCGACAGTGCAGCCGACGAGGACGGCCAGGAGGCCCTGCCGGGCGGCGAGGTGGAGCGCCCGGCGAAGAACGCCTCGGTCGACAAGTGGCGCGCCTACGCAGCTTCCCTCGGCATGGACGGAGCCGAGGACGCCACCAAGGCCGAGTGCCAGGACTACGTCCAGGTCCTCGACGAGGCGGGGGAGTAGGGCCCGATGGCGTACGCGACGATCAGTGACCTCGAGGCGTGGCTCGCCCCCGAGCCCGCCCCGGCCAACGCGTCCCGCCTGCTCGAGCAGGCGTCGGATGCGCTGGACAGTGCGCTGATCGGCGCGATGTACGAGCCCACCGACCCCGGCGTCCAAGAGGTCCTGCGCAAGGCGTGCGTGCGGCAGGTCCACTGGATGATGGACCGCGACGACGAGACCGGCGCGAACAACGACCTCCAGTCCATGAGCGCCGGCAGCCGCTCGTTCACTCGCCGCACCGTCGGCGAAGGCGCGGGAGCAGCCCCCAGGATCGCCCCCCAGGCAGTCACGGTCCTGCGCAACTCCGGTCTGCTGACCATGTGGCCTTGGGTGGTGGGCTGATGCCGGGCCCCATCGGACGCCAGACGGTCACGGTCCTCGAGGCCCCGCTCGTGGCCGGTGACTACGGGACGCGGGTCCGCGACTGGGACCACCCGGTCTCGACTCCGGTGTCCGGGTGCACGGTCGACTACACGTCCAACTCCCGCACCCGGCAGGCCGGCGACCAGACCACCACCCGCGCCCAGCTGTACATGCCGCCCCGCGCCATGACCGTCACGACCGGCATGAGGGTGCTGTGGGACGGCCGGACCTGGGAGATCGACGGTGTCCCCGCCCACGCGGAAGGCGCCGGCCCGCTCTCCGGGCAGGTCGTCGCCCTGCTGGAGGTGAAGGGCGCATGAGCGGCACCGACGTCCACATTGAGGTGGAGCTGGACGAGGACGCCATCCACAACCTGCCCTACTTGCGGGTGGTGCAGGACGACCTCGAGCAGCGCATGGACCGGGTCGTGGAGGTCGCCCAGGCGATCGCCCCCGTCCGCACCGGCCGCTACAGGGCGTCCATCCACCGCGTGCCCGAGCCGGGCCCGGACGGCGAGGTGTCCGTGGAGGCCAACGTGCCGTACGCGATCTACGTGGAGCACGGCACCCGGCAGACCGATCGCAACGGTCGCTCCATCCACCCGCCCCGCTACACCCTTTCGACCGCGCTCGACGCAGCCGCGGGCGACCACTGAAGAGATGAGGAACCCCATGGCTGACGGCGCCGAACTGGTCAGGATGCGCCTGACCTTCTGGCACAAGGGCAAGGTGCCTGGTGACATCGTCGAGGTGCGCCGTGACGAGCTGCACCAGTGGCGCGGCTTCGCCGTACCCGTGCAGGACGAGCCGGCCAAGACCGCCGACGACACGGCGGTCAAGGCGCCCGCCAAGACGTCCACGGCCAAGGCGTAGCGTCGTGGCCACGCCGGTCCAGCTCCCCGACGGCAAGCAGATCGCCTGCGACCTGCTGCAAGCCGCCCTCGGCACGTCCGCGCTCGTGGTCGGTGAACTCCCCGAGGGAGACGCCTTCGACGCGGCACTCGCCCAGCACGGCGGCATCGTCAGGGTCCTGCGGATCGGCGGCACCGCAGGCCTGCGCGGCTGGGCCGACAGCTCGGCTATCGACCGGCCCCGCTTCTCCGTCGACTGCTACGCCCCCATGAAGCCGGCCCTGGGCGCGGCCACCCGGCTCGCGCTGCGGGTGCGGGGGGAGTGGGAGTTGCTGGCCGGCCAGTCCACCCCGGACGGGATCGTCACCAGCGTCTCCGAGGAGACCGGACCACAGGACCGCCCCGAGGAACCCAACACAGGGATCCGCCGGGTCGGCATGACCCTGGGGATGAGCGTGCGCCCACCCCGAACCGTGAGCTAGGAGGCCCGTCGTGGGCAACGCAGACAACATCAAGATCGGCGTAAAGGGCAAGTGCTACGTTGCCCCCGTCGGCACCGCCTTCCCCACCAGCCCGACCGTCGCCTGGGGTACGGGCTGGGTCGACCTCGGTTACATGCACCCGGACGGTCTCGAGGAGGCCCTGGGCGAGGACCGCACCGAGATCAACGCCTGGGGTGAAGAGGCCCCGGTGAAGACCCGGGTGAAGTCCCGGGACGGATCCTTCAAGATCACGTTCCTGGAGACCACCGCCGACCTCCTCCAGCTGTACTACGCCGTCGAAGCCACCGACATGACCAGCGTGGCCGCCGCCGTCGGCCCGCCGGCCGTCCCCCAGTACCTGTCCTTCGGCACCGGCCAGGCCTCCCCGGGCATCGAGCGCGCCCTCGGCATCGACATCATCGAGGGCGACAACATCGAGCGCATCATG